GGTGTATCCGAATCAGTTAACAGAGCTAATGCTGAAGCAGCCGAAGTGATGTTCGGCAGATGGGTTATAAGACCCAGACTAGAACGTATCAGAGGGAAGCTAAATACCGAATTAGCTCCAATGTTTGGTGACGATCTTGAGTTTGACTTTGAAGACCCTACTCCTATAGATAGACAGTTCGCATTAGCAGAAGCAACTGGTGGATATAACAGCGGTCTGTTAACACTAAATGAAGCTCGTGCAAGGCTCGGAGAAGGTGACGTTGAGGAAGGAGATCAGTTCTCAGCCCCTGCTGCACCTGCATCACCGTTTGCTCTAGACGTATCTGGTAGCGTCCAGAAGGCTATTGCCCCTCCAGTTACTAAGGCATCTCCTCTAGAGAAGGCTTTAAATCGCATGAATCGCAACTGGAAAAAGCGACTAGCAGGCGAGCGTAAAGCTATTACGAGGTATATAGAAGGGTTTGAAAAGGGATTGAGTGGCTCTGTGGTAAAGCTAGAGGCGTCAGATTTGGACGATTACGATTGGGATTGGTTGACTAAGTACGGTGATGATGTAGTATCTGAACTACAAGACGGCTTCCAGATATCTGTGGGCATGTCATTCCCAGATATTCCAGACTATGAAGTCAAGCGATTAGCTGCCGAATATGCTGAAGCTAGAGGTGCGAGACTGCTCCAGGTGTCAGGGGATTTAAATATGGTGACATTAACTCGCCAAAGAGTAGGCAAGTTAGTGGCTGCTCATATCGCATCGGGCGAAGGATTGGGCAAATTAACTAGACAGCTACAAGATGATTTCGCATTCTCTCCAGAGCGAGCGAGCCTTGTAGCACGAACCGAGACTGTAGAAGCACTAGGAAAAGGGGCATTTGGTGGAGCGCAATCGCAGGGTATGGATGAAAAGCAATGGGTCACTCAGGGCGATATTACTGATGCAGATGAAGCTTGCCTGAAGAACGAAAAGAAAGGATGGATTCCTCTCACTGCTTTATTTGATGGAAACAAACAATACCCGAAAGATACAGTACCAGAGCATCCTAACTGTCGGTGCAATGTGATTTATAGATTTAGTGATGCTGTTGATATAGACCCATCTGAAGGATTAGCTGACGATATATCAGATGCTATTAGTGGCTCTAGATCAATCTCAGAGGCACGTTGCCCTGACTGTAATCATCTACTGGGTAAAGAAGTGGTGGCAGCGAATCTCTGGTGCAGAACGTGTAAGACTGAAGTGGTGTTTAGATGAGCCTAAGGCATCTGCCGGCAGCGACACCCTGCCCTGACCCCCATCTTTATCGGTAACATCGGTAACAATATGACGTCCACCTGATGACGATGCGGTAGAGGCGGTTTGTCCGATCGGTAACAAATCGGCCTCAGAAGCACTGTTGTTACCGGTATCAGTAACAGCGTTCACGCCGTCGTTATGAGGCGCAGAGCTTTTGTTACCGATGTTACCGCTAGACGGCACATAACGAGACCATGTGTCCGCAAAATCAGACTGAAGGTATCCCTTTGTTGTCTTCTTCTGTTATCTCTATCTGACGCTACAACGTTAACAACGACCGCTCCACGTGGTGTTGATGTGCTAGAGCCACTCTGCACATCCGTTAACATTCCGTCTTCAAAGCTCTTCTGGTCACCACTGAGGTTCACAGCATCAACGTGGACGTAATGCGGCTCAGGGGATTTGTTAACACTGTTACCTTTTTCTGAGGGATATCTAGACCAAGCATCCGCAAAAGTTGACCGATTAATATAACTAATGGTAGTCTATTTAGAACATTTTAATCCGATCAGGACAGACAGAGCATCAAAGAATGCCCGTCCAAGAAAGACCATGAGTCTCTTGTTCGGGTTTTTTTTGTATAAAAACGGAGAGAAATAATTATGCCGACTGGTCCTAATTGCAATATGTCGTGGGATGAGTGCATAGCATGGGCAGAAAAAGAAGGACTGGATGACCCTGCTGCATACTGTGGAGCCAGAGAGCGTGATTGTAAAATTGAAGCGAGGCAGTCTATGAAATTTAAGACATGCTTTAGTCGTGATGTAGAGGTTATAGATAGAAAGGGTGGAAGGGTAGAAGCGATCCTGTCTACAGAAACAAGAGACAGGGACGGTGATATCATTCGTGCCAGTGGATGGAACACAGAGAACTTTATGAGACACCCTGTTCTCTTATCTAGCCATAATTATTTTGAACTAAAATCTGTTATCGGCATGTGGGAAGATGTACGCACTGAAGGGAAACAGCTTAGAGGAACTGCTAAATACTTTGTTGGTGAGGGTAATAAAGAAGCCGACTGGGCATTTAAGTTAGTGGAACGTGGGCTAGGTTCTTACAGTGTGGGCTTTATTCCTGACATGAAGTTAGCATCCGAAGTCGAAATAGACGGTGGAGCTTCATATGAGTTCAAAGGACAAGAACTATTAGAAGCATCTCAGGTGACAATTCCATCTAATCCAGACGCATTACAAAGAATGAAGGGCATGAAATTGCACCCAGTAGTCAAAGAATTACTGGATGGCGTTACGGCAAAACAAGAAGAAGACGAAGAAGAAGATGAAGATGCAGAGGAACAGGAAACAGACAACGTAAAATTGACGTTGGAAGAATGGATGGAAATCCATAACAGCCTAACTCACCATGAACATACATATCCAGAAGACATGGAAAAGCAGTTAGAAAGGCTGATATCTGAAGCACTAAACAATAACAAAGCGAGGTTGTGATGGTTAAAAAAGACGTGACAATTCCTCAGAATCAAGAGGAACTAGAAGAAGCCCTACACGATGGGTCAGCACTAAAATGGCTGAGTGAAGACCCAGACAAATTTAAAGGTTGGGTTGCTGCATATGCTAAGAAAGCAGACGCAAATGACCCTGACATGAAAGGTCAGATCAAAGAACAAATGACCGAAGTGTTAACTGAGTTCTATGACAAGAACGAAGTCAAGATGCCAGAAGCAGTCAAACGACTTCCTATGGATGTTGATGTAAGTAAAGGCACAGACGATGTATACAAGAAGCTTGAACTTACTCGTTCACAGAAGCGACAAATTGCAGCTACAGGAGAGGGACCTGGAGTTGATGCAGGTGAGTTCGACTCATTTGTAGATTTCGCTAGAGGTATATCCCCTCATGTAACTAACACTGGGCTTGATGCTAGGCTTAAAGTTCTCGGAGAAGGACAGGGAGATCAAGGTGGATTCCTTGTACCAGAAGAATTTCGAGCCGAGATGCTATCGGTAGCATTAGAAGCAGCGGTAGTACGCCCACGAGCCAGAGTACTTCCTATGTCTACACTGACCGTTAGAGTTCCGTCTATCAGAGACACTACACATGCTTCTAACGTATTCGGTGGAGTCACAGGATACTGGGTTCCTGAGAGTGGTTCATTTACACAGTCAGAACCTACATTCTCTCAAACAACTTTAACAGCTAAAAAGCTAATTGGTGGCACACGAGTCGCCAACGAACTTCTACGAGATAGTGCAATTACACTCGAACCTCTGCTAAATCAGTTGTTCGCAGATGCTATTGCCTACTTTGAAGATGATGCTTTCATAGCAGGTATCGGTGGTGGACAACCTCTAGGTATCCTCAATGCTGACGCCCTTGTTAGCGTTACAAAAGAAACAGGACAAGCAGCTACCACGTTGTCAGTAGAGAACGTAATCAAGGCTTACTCAAGGTTACTACCTGGATCAATAGCTAACTCGGTCTGGATCATGCACCCTGACGTACAGCCACAACTCTACACAATGTCCCTAGCAGTAGGTACTGGTGGAGCTCCTATGTTCTTCCCTGCTGGTGGCATATCTGGAGCGCCAACTCCTACACTACTTGGACGACCAATTATCTTCAGCGAGAAAGCTGAGACTCTTGGTAGTGCAGGCGATGTATACCTAGCAGACCTTTCCTACTACCTCATAGGTGATAGGCAAGCACTAGAGATGGCATCATCTCCACATGTCAGATTCAACACTGACGAAACCGATTTCCGTTTCATAGAGAGAATTGATGGACGCCCTTGGATTGATTCAGCAATTACTCCTAGAAATGGTTCCAACACTTTAAGCCCATTTGTAGCAATAGCTGCTAGGGCATAAATTAATTAAAATCTTAGTTGGGCTATGAGAATAGACCCGAGCAATAAGAGAGGTAAAAAGAATGGGAATGAGACTTAGCGAAACAGGAGTTTTCGACATTGTAAGTCCTTCAGCGACTGACGTTGGCGGAACTTCTGCATCAACGGCATATAGATCACAGAAGAATTTCACACGAGTTTGCTCATATGTAGAACTCGGTACATGGAATGGCTCTGACGATCTGGATACATGTAGACAAGACGCTGCTCAAGATACATCAGGCACAGGTGCAGGTGAACTGACTTCTGATGCCAGTGGTGGAAATTACGATACCGATAATCCTATTGACGCAGACGGTGATTTCGTAATTATAGAAACCAGAGCAGAAGACCTTGACGTAGAAGGGGCAGACGTAGCCGTTAGAACCACTGTTGGCGAAGGCGGAAACAGTGGAACTGACGATGTTATGGCTGTGCAAGTCACCTACGGTGCCGCACATCCTCAGAAGGAACTTCAAGGAGCAGCATCAACTGGTGAGAAGGTATATGTAGACACAGGTACATAAACCTTAGTGAGGAATTAATGCCAACTTCATTTGTAGGGAATAAGAGGGAGATTCCAAATAATCTCCCTCCCCTTGTCTTCAGAGATAAGGTCTGGGAACTAGAACAAAATGCCGATCTAAATAACTTAGATTGGTATCTACCTCAGATGGAATATCTATCGCCAGAAGAGCTTCGCAGGCTAAGAGCAAAGGGACTAATCTGGAGAGAGGAGACAGGGGATTTCCCTACAGAGATCAACTGGTTTTGGGAAGTACGCATGGCTCGAAGGCGTGGTGACATCCCACATACCAGAGATATAGCTAGGTCAGAAATAGACGAAGATGGAACTCTAAAATGTGGATATTGTGAGGCGAAGTGGTCAGCTAATCATGACGGCTCCCCTCATCCCAATCGTTGTAAATTATGTGACAGGCGAATGTTGGTAATAATTGATAAAAGAGAGGTAAAAAATGGCTCTGAAAACATCTAGTCCGAACATTGGAAGCAACAAAGTAGTGTATGTTCACTGCCCAAACTGCTCGAAAATGTACAGAATGGTTGACGAAGAAGGCAATCCAGACGGTTTGCCCTCTACTTGTAAGCGTTGCGGATGCCCAATGGACAACTCTCCAGAGGGTAAAAAGGCTCAACAGTGGATGGATACACAAGCTGATGGAGCATACGATCCTGCAATAGCGTCATTTGGAAGGCAAATGCGTGGTGAACCAGATGAGGTTCAGAGTGATTACTAGGGCATGGAATAAACTTTTTACAAAACCAAGCATTAAGCTTACGGAATCCGCTTTGACTGAACATCAAAGCCAGAAGAAGGAGCGTTCAAATGGCAAACGTAATAGGAAGAAGATTTGGCGGTAATCTGGTCTATGTAGATCAAGGCTCGCATTTAATGCGTGTTGTAGATGCAATAGGACCCGATGTAGTCAAGTTCGAGTTTAACCCCTGGACTATGGGAGTCCAAGCAGAAGGGGCTACAGGAACAGACTCTCACGGTTTTACTACTACGGTAGTAGAAGCAGGGTCAGGTACTTCTGAACTAGCAGCAAGCAATACAGCAGGGATTCAAGCCAGGCTTACTTGTGCAGCTAACGAAGATGACGGCATATCAATACAGGCGATTGGAGAGAACTTCGAGTTCACGTCCAATCAATCAATGGTATATTTCGGAATCGAGATTGCCAGTAACGATGCAGATCAGTCAGATGTACTGGCAGGTTTGTGTATAACAGATACAACTCTACTCGGTGGAATGACTGATGGCGTATACATGGAATCAGTTGATGGCTCTGCTACGGCTTCCAATGTAACTGAAAAAGATAGCACAGAGACACAGACTGACTCAGTTGGGACTCTAACTGACGCAGGTTTCCATACACTAGAGTTCTTCTTTGATGGCTCTAGCGTCTATTTCTTCTTTGATGGATCACAAAACAGCACGATCCACACAACAAATATTCCAGACGACGAAGCATTAACTCCATCTTTGGAATATCTAACTGGCGAAGCTGTAGCCAATACGCTCGATATCAGGCGTTGGTCAGCTTTCCAAATAGGAAGAACGTAGACCGATGGCGACAATTCGATTACCTAAGACAGTTCTGCATAAACCTCTTAATCCTGATACACTCAGACGTATCAGAAATAGGGCATTATCGTTAAAGGTTTTAGTAGTTAGCGAACATTCAGAGCAACATGTGCTTCTGCTTTTTGACGATATAGGGGCTGCGTATCACATACGCACAGGAGAAGAACTGGACAGGATAATTGATGCACTCCATACGATACGAGATCAAGCATTTCCAAAGTGAGGGTAGAATGGTAGACGAAATTAAAATTAAAAAAGACCCGAATAATCCTAATACAGTGATTTTGTCTCGGTGGCCTACTGAAAAAGAAAAGACCGCCAAATTCAAAAAGACTGTTGATGGAATCCAGAAAGGTACTGCAAAGAGAGCCAAGACAGTAACCGAAGACTCGGACGAGTCGGAGGAGTAGTAGATGGTTTACTGGAATGAGACAGGTTCTTCTAGTGCTGATACCGCTAAAACTGTTACTCATGCTGCTGAAAGCAATGCACAGCATTTTGTAACCGATCTTACAGTGTCAACACGAGGGGCAGCCTGTGGTAACGATATCAGGGTAGAAATTCGTGACGCCAGTACAGCGTTGTGGGACGTATATATCAATGCAGTACGAGGCGTGGCAGTGCAAGAACACTTTAGTTCTCCCCTAGAAATCTCAACTGGAGCAGCGGTGAATGTGGTAGTTGCTGCAGGTGGAAGTTCTTGCATAGCTACGATAAATGTTGGTGGGTATACAAAGGCACAATAATGAGTTGGGAACAACTACAAGCAATAATCGCAGGTGACAGGACCGAGAGGGCATTTAACGATGCTCAACCCCCTGTCGCCTGCCCTATTGATGGCGAGATATTAGAAATACGAGGCAACGACACTCGGAATTGTCCGCTAGGAAATTATACATATCCAAGTTAATATAATCGCTGTCTGAACTCGAAAGCAGGGGAGGACTCGATGAGTAATTGGTACACCAGTCGTGAGACTGTTAAACGTGCAGGTAATTTAATCGGTGACGACCAAAATAGTGCCGTAGATAGGCAGATTGAGGCTGCGTCACGAGAATTTGACCGCTCAACCAGGCGGTATTTCATCCCCAGAACAGAAGCTAGAACGTATAGATGGCCTAATCGCAGGGGTGTTGGACGTGTTTTATGGTTGGATCAAGGCTTAATTTCGGTCACAACACTGAAAACTCAGGCTCAAAATACGTCTCCAACGACCGTTTCGGCCGATGATTTCTTCTTAGAACCTAATAATTCGGGTCCCCCATACAACAGAATTGAGATAGATTTGTCGTCAACTGCTGCATTTGAGGCAGGAGATACACCTCAAAGATCAATCGAAGTCACAGGGAGTTGGGGTTATACAGCGAATACCCGAAGTGTAGGCACTGTGGCATCGGGGCTGAGTAGTGACGCAACTGTGACTGAGTTTGTCTGCTCTAACGCATCGGTGATTGACGTAGGGGATACCTTACTCATAGAAAACGAGCAAATCTTTGTTTCCGATAGATCATTTGCTGCATTGGGATCTGTTTTGGTAAACGATGCGTCTATAACATCCTCTATGAGTGACAATACCATAACCCTAGACGGTTCACATGGGGTGGTTGCAGGCGAAATCATACGCCTGGACGCCGAAGAAATCCTTGTTAGAAGCGTTGCGACTAACGTAATTACGGTGGAACGTGCATATAATGGCACATTATTGGCTGCTCACGACAATGATACAGCGGTACATATCAGCAGAACACTGACAATTGAGCGTGGAGTTAACGGTACAACCGCTGCGACACATGCAAATGCAACGGCAATTTCTAAGTATGAACCCCCTTCTGATATATCAAGGCTCATAATCGCCCAAGCTTTGGCTATGTTTTCGCAAGAAGGAGCTCACTATGGACGCACAGTAGGTATTGGAGATGGTGCTGCTCAGTTCGATAGTAAAGATTTAGCATCATTAGAGAAACGCACATCAGCGTTTTATAGAAGATCAAGGCAGGCATCTATATGACCGTCCGCATGAAACTCTCAGGACCCTTAGTTAAAGGTAAGGGAAAAACAATCTTGAACAGAGCCATTGCTTTAGCAGTGCGTGATCTTACCAATGCAGGTGTTGAGAGATTAAATAAGGTGCTTCGCCCAAGACCTGCAGGGGTATTCAAATCAGCAGCAGCAGCAGGTCCAAACGTGTCACGAGGTAATTACAGAAGACATGTAAGACCTATATTCAGGGAAAAGAATACATTTATTACCGATGGGGGAGTCATATATGGTGCATGGCTTGAAGGTACATCGTCCCGAAATGCAGCTTCTAAATTTAAAGGGTACGCATCATTCAGGCGTACAAAGACATGGCTAGATAGGCAAGCACCAAGCGTATTAAAAAAACACAAAAATCAGATTATTAAGAAACTAGGTGGCGGTACGTTCTAATGGCTTTTTTAATTAAAGACACACTAGAAAGTATTCAAGGGTTCTGCAGAGCTTCGGGTCACTTTGGCAACGTAATGATAGGAGAACCCAAGTCTCCTCCCAGTAGTGTAAAGCCCACAGCAGCAATTTATATGACATCGGCTAGTGTTATACAGCTAATGATGGATGGAGCCACCT